ACGATGGTCACTACAACAGCACCCGCAGAAACCCCCCGACCATGAACATATCGGGTTCGCCCGTCCTTACGCCGACCTCACCACGCAGACCCGTTGACAACCCCCAATGACGCCACTCAGCGCCCACACTGTAACAGGGGAAAGTCTTGTCGCCCCCTTGGCCGATACTCTGCCAGAACCCACCGCCGGGGATCAAATAAATGTCGTAGTCAAGGTACACCGGGCGTTCCAAAAGCATCTTGAGGTAGTTAAATTCTGTGTCGTCGCGTTCGGTGTACATATACGAGACGATCCCGGTGACGCCGAGCACTTCCTGCTTGCCGACATCGACGCAGTACGCCATCGTGGTCTGGACGCCCTCGATCATGAGCATACCGGCTGAGAACCCTGCGGGCACTTGGCCGATAGTGAGTTCAGGTTCCTGCGCGTTCACATTAAAGGCAAACGCCGTTGCCGTTAATAGAACGGCGAGGATTAAGATTCTTTTCATCACTGATCCTTTCTAATTTGCAAACACGTTCGGCCCCGTCGCCAGTATCAGCGCAAGGGCGAGGGTGAGCAGGGCTTTCATTGGCGCCCTCTAATTTTCTGCCAGACCAAATGGAAAATGTTTGACCCATACGCCGCAGTCACAGCGCCGAGCGCCATCTGCTCGATCTGTTCAATGGTTAGCGATTTGTCCATGAAGTGCCCCGCTATGCCGACGACGATAATAGCGACGATCATAGAAATCACCCTCGGCTCAAACTTGTTGCCGAACCAATTCGTCTGTTTGATCCACTGAGTAATCGGCATGACGATGAGAGATAATCCCGCAGAAAGAACAAGCAATACAGTATCCATTGTAACCTCCTCCACGCAACGGGTGCGCGGTTTGTTTCCCTAAAGAAACGACGACCCCACGATTTTAAAATCGCAAGGTCGCCGAATAATATCACAAGGTTGAAATGTTATTAGGTCGACTGACCGGACACCTGGACTTCCCAATACGAGTTGGCCGCCGTGTCCGAGGACGACAGCGCGAGTTTGACCCAGATGCCCTGCTCTTCTCCTGCGCCGAGCGTTCCGTCACCCGCATCACCGAGATCGATCGAGTCGGTATCTTCCCACGACGGGCTTCCGGATGGTTCAGTCAGGCGGTCATCGCAGGTTCCAGAACCGTTGACCGTGCTCTCCGCAAAGTAATAGACCTTGGAGTAGATCGAACCGTTGGTCAGCTCGTCGAGAGTTGCGTTGGTCAGTGCGGTTGTGGCATGTTCATTGCCGACGAAGATCTTCTCGTAATAGTCACGAGTAGAACTCGACGGCGCGGCGGCATCGTAGAACGGGCGCCGGACCGTGTCAATCGTGATCGCTGGAGTGGTGTAGTTCTCGAACACGACACCGGGGGCGATTGAGTAGGTGATCGTGCCGGTCGGCGTATCACCCTCGCCCCATTGGCGGATGTAGACCGTGTCGGTAGAGGCCACAGAGTCGATGATCTCGGCCAGTTCGCCGACGCCATCGGTCCCGCCGGTGATACGGAGCACCTGATGCTTGAAATCACCGTCAGTAGAAACTGCGCCGTTGGCGAGGACCAGGGTGGTGGCGGTTGCAGACTGAGCCGTTCCGGTCGTTGGCGTGGTTCCCGTGGTTGCAATCGCAGCGGCGACCGAGGCGGTGTTGCCGTTAATCGTCGCCTTGAGAATGCGGGTCAGGCTTGCGGTTGTTTCGGTCGATCCGGTTGTGCCATTGAGCGTCTCGGCTTCGGAAACAATCGCCCCGGCAGCGTTTCGCCCGGTCACAGTAATCGCGTTCGTGTCGGCGGCATTTGCATACATTTTGAAGGTCGATGCCGCAGCGGGATCGGAGAACGTCATTTTGGTTCCGGTGTCAACCGCGCCCCCAACATCCGACGTGGTATCATCCTCGGGGTGAACAGTCGCCCCAAAGATCCAAATGTCTTTTTTTTCAACAGCCATTGTCTGGCTCCTTCCTATGAAACCGTATTGAGATTAGTTACTGTTATCCATACTTCTTCATTGAGCGTGATTGCGTTACTCCCCGCGGTCGAGGTGATCGTGAAGGTCGCAACGTGAATCTCTTCGCTTTTAGTAGCGTCCACGATGGGGTTGTCAGCGGCGATCAGTTCCCATGTAAACCCGCCGCCGGTGACATCGAACCCACTGGAAACGTCTATATCCTCGCGGGAGTTGATAACCGTCCCCGCGTCCTTATCCTTCAGGGTCATGGTCACCGTTGTTATCGCAGAGGCGGCGATTCCCGTCCCGTCGTAATCCGTGAGCGTGAATGTGAGTCGGCATGAAGATCCCTCATTGACCTTCGTGGTCGGCGTGATTGGCATCAGGCACCTCCATTGATTTCTGTGTCATTGATTTTTGCCGCCGAGACAGTCCCTGCGGTCGCTTGTGTCCGGGCCAAGAGAACAGAGTTCAGTTTTGCAATTTCCAGCAGGCCGGAGGTAAGACCGGCGACGGACACCATTGCACTCGCAAGTGATGCCTGTGAAATAGCCGCGTTCGTAATGGCAAAGAGGACTGCCGCACGTCCGGTCCAGTCCACCCGGATTTCCTGGGCGATCATCAGCCCCGCCAAATACGACAGGGGGATCTCGGTAGTCCCCGTCATGCTCTGACCGTATTCGACATCGATCTCGATTGATCCGGTCATGCCCTTGCCGTAATCGATTTTGATTACCTGATTGCTGAGTAAAGACTGCGCGAATTCCGCCGGGGTCTGTTGCGTGGCGAGAACCGATTGCCCGAAGTCGAGCGGGATGCGCAGGGCCGTAGCAAGCTGCACGCCGGATGTTATCTCGACGGGCGTCCTGTTCGATGTTTCCAGCGTGAACAGATTCTCAATCGGTGTTTGCAGTGCAGCCGCCAGACTTTCCGAAAGCTCAACGGGCGTCTGGCCTGAGAACGGTTCCATCGTCTGGAGATATTCAATCGCCTGGCGGGCCGTCGCTGTGGTGATTTGCTTGAAGTCGGCGGGTACGCGCATCGAACCTGACCGAGTGACGAGCACTTCCACCGGGGTCAGTCCGGTCGATGTCACGGTGATGCCATGCTCGACGGCGATCTTGCCTGTCGCGGCATCCATAGTTACGGAGAATTCCATCGGCACCCGCATCTTGAACCCGGACAATCCGGTGTGAGCAATGCGGAGCTTTGACGAGAGCGCCGTTGTTTGTCCATAGTCAGACGGGATTTGGTACGCAGAGGCAATCGCCTTTTGATATTCGGCCGGGATCATACCCGAAGCCGCCGCCATCGTGACGAGATAGTCAGTCGGCACCTGCATCGTGGCTGACAAGTGCGCCTTGAATCCAACCCTAATTTGATTGGAACCCGTCAGTCCCTGCCCGTATTCAACCGGGGTCGCTTCAGAGATTTCGATTGTCGTGCCGTAGTCAGTCGGTATTTTCGCAGAGATTTGGCGCTCGACGCCATGCTCTGCCCGGACCTGTTTGATGTCTTCCATCGCCTTGAGGTATTCGGCCCGGATGATATTGCCGGCCTCCAATTCAGCCAGGTACTCGGCCGGCAGGTCAATAACGAGGCTTGCCGATTGAGCGTACTCGACCGGGGTGCTCATGCGGAACGCAGCAAGGCCAGCGTAGGCGATCCGCACGAGGGCCGACAGCGACACGTTGCCCGTGTGGGCAATCCTGATCTCCGGGGTCCATGCAGTTGTCTGGCCGTGACTGACCGGGGTTTGCTGTGTCGCTGAGAACAGGACGCCCCAATCGATAGGCGTCCTGCCTGTCAGTCTCGTGTACTGGGCGTAGTCGGCCCGAATCTTTGCTGACGGCGCAATGGTCTGCTTGTGCTCGACGGGCACGAGGTGAGCACCGGACAGCCCCTTCAGTATCTCGCCGGGAATTCTCTGCGACCCCGTAAATGTGTAGGACCAGTTTGTCGGTATCCGGTACGATCCGCTGGCATACTGCGTGTGATCGACAGGGATTCTCTGGTCGCCGAAGAATGTGTATGAGTAGTCAGTTGGAATCTTGCTTGAAAGCCGGGCAAGGTAGCCGGAGATTTTTGCGTCAACCGAGAACGTGCGGCTGTCGGTTCCCTGAATCGCGGCGTCAATCAATGCGCCCCTGAATTCCTCAGTGCCGAGCGTAATGGACGGGTCTTGTATCTTGTAGTAATAGGTGATTGACGTAATGGTAAACGTGCCTGAATCGCCCTGTGTATTGCTGTAGGGATGCACGACGAACGAGTGATTGCCGCGAGTCGGTAGATTGTAGGTCGAGTCGTTGTTGTCGGCATTGTTAATCGAATCCGCCGAATCGTAATCGAAAATGAACTTCTTGGAGCCGCTTGTAGCACCATCCCAATAGACCTTTGCCCCCGTCACGGACAGGTCAAGATCATCGGCGTCGTATTCCTCTTCGTTCGATATGTAGAACGCCAGTTCTGCATAGTCCCCAGATGTCCAAGATGCCTGTGTGCAGGTGACAGAGACTTCGACCTTTGACACTTCCCGCTTGTCAACAAAGTTCTGCTTGGCGTGGGTCGAGTCCAGATATGTCGCAGTTGGTGTGACGTTACCTACATAACTGGCGAGGATGGCCGTCGAGTCGGTGAACCCGCTTGAGATAGTTGCGTTCGTAGTGGCCCTGATCTTCTGGTAGACTCGGATGTAGTCAAAGAACCCCGTTCCTGAGTCGAGCTTGAGCGTATTGACCGACGATATCCCCGATGCTTCCTCTACCATCAATTCACCGTCGGCCCATGCCGAGCAGCCCGCCGACGTAACCTGTGCCGCATAGTCGTGATAAGAACTGTTGTAGCAATTTAGCGACGATGCTGTCATGGTCCCGTCGTCATCATATCCGCCGGTATTGCCAAGTCGGAACCCGGCGCCCCATGAATTTGATGAGCCGTCGAGCAGGGTGAAAAAGTTGCTGGCATTGATCGTTGCCCAGATAGCAACCTCGGCGTAGACGTTTGTCAGCCCCGATCCGATTGTCTTTGTGGCGTTTCCAAGCCCGGTGAAGTCGAGGCATTTGCCACCGGCGAAGATTTTATTTGAGTGGCCGTTATCTACAGGGTCATCGCCCGGCGGCGATTCCCATATCAAAGCCGTTCCGCTATTGAGCGTCCACCCGCCCTGACCGTTTATGCTCGAATTCTCATCGTAATCGTCAAACGTCTCGAAATATGTATAGACCTCATTGGGGTCACTCAAGGGCCGGTCGGTTTCGCAGGTATTCCCATAGTAGACATAGAGGGGGGTTGTCGTGGTTGTTGCGTCCGCCGCGAGTGCCTGGGGAATGGCAAAGCGAATCGTCGTTTCGTCGAGGTTGGCGTAGTCGATAATCCGGTGCAGTTCCTGCGATCCCCAATAGACCCGGACATCGTCGGCGGACGGCAAGACCTGCCCGTAGAATGGCTCGGTCAGATAGAACAGGTCGTAGCCAGAGGTCCAGCCGATCTCGACCATGTCATTGTTTGCCCAATGCTTCTGGGTCATTATCGGGATGCCGGTGGCCGAGTTCTGTGACCGCTCGCCAGCAAAATTCCACGTTGCGCCGCCGTCAGTAGATGTCAGTTCGTGTATCTCAGTCGAGAACATTTCGTCATCGGCGCTGCGGCGGTATCGGGCACGAAGGAACACGCGGGCGACTTGGAGCGTATAGGCTCCATTCTTTTCCTTGACGCCGAATTCCAGATCGTTGATATCATCCTCGGTCCACGCCGATGAAGTAAACGGATTGCTGGCCCACACCTCTTTGTATTCGGCCCAATCGGAGGTCGAAATTGTGTCTGTGGTTTTCTCGTCGTCTGTGGTGCCGTCGGATATATACAGATAGACGGCATGCCCACTTGTAACCGCCTTCATTTGTGCTACGACTTCGACCTGCTCATAAGTGACGCCAGTTTCAACGGTATCAATGGAGTCGAAACTTGCCGCCCCGGTCAACGTGCCGAATGTCAGGTAGTCACTGGTGTCCATCGCTGCGAACCCATCGTCAACGCAGGCATAATTGTCAGAGCCGGTTGATGGTGTGACGTTGGTATCGTCAACGTCTGAATCCGGTATCCGGTGTGACCAGGTCTTGCCGTGAACGGGCATATAGCAATGAATCGTTCCGTCACGGTCAGTCATCACGCCGATGCCGGAGCGCCGCACCCGGAGAAGTCGGTCAACCTGCTCGGACGGATAGTAGATATTCCACGACCCGGACGACCCGACGGACGCCGACCATTTCGCGCAACAGAGGTTCGTCTCGAAAGCATAGGCATAGTTGACGTCGCTCTGCTTCTGCTCCCAGAATATCACGGGCTGTGGCGGGGTCGTGCCGTCGCGGTTAGTCAAGACAAGATTTTCGATGAACGCTTCGCCGCAAACATCGGAACTCAGAATGATTGCCTTGCCTGAATCGTAGGTGATTGGTGTCTGCGCTGTAGATGCTGAATCCGTTCGGCCCGCCACAGTACCATCGGCCCACCGCCAGACATTGAAGCCCTCGTCAGTCATGGAGGAGCCATCGGTCTCCCCAAGATCGGAATAGGCGTACCAAACACCGAGAGGATCAATGTTCGTCGCCTGAAAACTAAACCCTATGTGGAGCCGCTTGGCGTCCCGGTCATACCTGAACCCGTAACAGTAATTTTTTGAACTGGTGTGAGAACTGTCAAGCAGGAACGTCCGCCTGCCAGACCACGAAGTGCCGCCGTTATCGGAGTACGAGAATGACCAGAGATGTTCGCCGAGTGTCGTGCCGCCGCCACGCACGAACAAATATATCCGGCCAGGATTCTCGCTTGACGTTGATGGGATAGTGAACGCAATCGGATAGGTGGTGTCGTCGAGGATCGTCTGAGTATATGTCCATGACGAAATATCTTCCGGGCTGTCACTGACATAGTGTTTGGTTCCGACGCCCGATTCCGTACCGTGCCCCCCGCAGAAGACGTGAATATATCCGTCGTTGTCAATCGTCGGCACGGGGAAAAAGTGGGTGTCGTTATAGGTGTTCATCGTGGCGACCATGACAGGGTCGGACCATTCTCCGGTGGCGTGGTCGAGATAACATATCCGAGCCTCGACGGCGGTCCTCGCATGGTTCACCCGAGATAGATAAGTATAGTAGGTCCGTCCGTTATAGTCCTCAAGCTGGAACCCGCCCGACGCCTGCACTGCTTCGTTGTAATAGCCGTCCGATGCAACTATCTTTCTGTTGCCGGTCTTTAGTGAGAACTCTGCCGTGTATCCGGCATCCGTTGCACCGTGTGGCGTGTCGAATACGATCCGCTTCCGAAAGGCGTAGTCCGGCGCAACCCACTTCGCATCATAGGTGATCTCGGCCGGAACCTTTGCCGACCAGGTGACTTGATTCCCGCTGGCCGTGTAATCAACGACTACCCAGAGGCGATAGATGCGAGTGCCGCGATTGCTGATTGCCTCCGTGTGCACCGCAACGCTATTGATCGTTGCCCCAGAGTGTGGCCATGCTTCAAGGTTGACATCGGCATATATATCCGACAACGACACAGCCTTGACTCCCGCCTTGAGATTGGCGAGGTCAGACTCTGACCACGATCCCCCGCCGGGCCGTGATATCGTTTCGGAATACTCGGTAAGCGACGTTGTGATGGATTGCTGAGAACCGACACTATTGGTTGAGCTTAAACGCAGATACGGATAGTAGGTCGCCACCGTCGTCTTAATATACGACGTGTCACCGGATGAGGTGGTCTCTTCCAGGTGATCCCAGGTTGAACCGGATGCCGGTGACAGGGTCCAGTCGTCGTTGTCACCAGCGGCGTTAGGTCTGAGTATCTGCGTAGCCATTATGGTTTCGCGTTCTCGCGCACCTCTCCGGTTTCGGCGTCAATAGCAATCCAGTAGAACCCGTCAGCAGATTTCCAGCCAATCCAAAATTCCAGCGACACGATTCGCCCGTTGGCCCGATCAACCCTGCGGAAATATCTCGGCATTGCACCGGCGGGAATCCGCACCGGTCCAAACTGCCGACCGTCCCGATACATGAACGAGATAGACATGGGTGGGCCAAGATCGTCGGTGATTGCATCACTCGGCGTCTTGCGGTCAGACTGCTTCTGGCTCACCGTACCATGAGCGCACTTGAGCACCCACTCGCCATAGTCCATATAGTTCTCGCTTACCATTCGTCATACCTTATGTGGAGGACTTGTGTCGGCATATCACCCTGCCCGGCGGTCGTGTCGATCCGCAGTTGCAGAACAAAGTAGTCCGAGAAATGGGATGTCGTTGTGATCTCGTCATCGGTCTGCGGTGTGCCGAGCGTCATTGCCGCACCGCTTGACGAATAGGTCGTTGCGTCCGTTGTCGCCACGCTGGAAGCAGTCGACACCGGCGTCGCGTAAGTCGCCGTCGTACCGATAAACAACTCGACCCCGGTATCTGGGTCATTCGCCGAGAACCAGACCTTGAAGTTGCCAGTACCGTTATCCGGCGCCGTAGTGCAGTCCAGCCGCAGCCAGGATTCATAGCTATACGAGTACCCCGTGTCCGGTGCGGGAATCGGGTAGCTCCCGGTGTCGGTCGAGACTACATCGGAACCCAATAGACATGGGTTCCATGACGTATTAGACTCGTTGCCGGGTGAAGTTCCCACCCGCTTAACGAGATTGAACTGAGCAAGAGCCATCTATTTTTCCTTTACAGCTTCCTTGACTTCGTCCATTGATTTGACGAGGTATCGCAGATCCTTCCGCATAGAGACGATGCAGGTGTCGACGATCAGGTCGTGAGCCTCCCTCTGTTCGATCTTCGTTTCGACTTTGTCGATCCGGGCCGTTGTTGTGCCGATGGCAAACGTCAGGACAATAAGCAGTAGTGATGCCAGGACGCTTGCGATGACCTTCCATGTCGGGAATGTGTTCCCGTTACTGACCGACGTGCCATTACCCATTGATTACCCCATTTCGATTGCTGTTATTGTTGTCCTGCCTGCTCCCTGTTGGGTTGCCGACACTACCATAAATTTCTTGCCGCTCCACGATTCATCCATTGCTTTCATGTGCGGATCAACGCTTGTCGAGTCCAGCGAGATGCAGTCCCCGACTTCAAGGTCAGCATACATAATCCCGTAAGTGCTGAACTTGACTTGCAGTCTGCGTTGTGACCAGCGACCCGTTGCACCGATCAAAAAGCCAGCAACCGTCGAGGCCGAAGTGCCGTTGACGTTCTGCCATTTCACCGACGCTGCGAACTCCCCAAAGTCCGTGACGCTCGTTGAATCGGTATAGGTATTATGCTCCCAATACTTGGACTTCGTTTCTTGCTGATAGCCAGATTCGACGTTGAGCTTATTGACAACAGGTCCGAAGTAGTCAACCGTCAGCGATCCCGGTATAATGCGAGGCCACGGAATTGTCGCGTCAACACTCTTGCTGGACCAGTACGTTGTTGTCAGGGGGATTGCCCGGTGCTTACCACGCGCACCGCAGATGTAAACGAATGTTGATTGCTCAACAATCTGCTGCACATACTTTGCAGAGTTCTTCTGTGTCAGCATTTGGATACGCGCCTCAACGTTGCCGTTCAACGCCGCATCAAACATCGTCGTGTCGATGTCAGTAGTAGCCACGCCCAATACGTCGCGCAGGATGCTTTCAATAATCATTGCGGGGTCTTCGATAACGTCGCCAACCGCGTGACCGTTAGACCGCCCCGACTCAGTGACCCAAGACCCATACGCCAACCCATCGCCAGAGCAAAAACAGTCTCGCGTAGACGGGCAAGGCGCGTCGCACATTTCGTACATGATGCGGAAATCGTAAACGTCACAGCAGTCGAAGTTGTCTGTGGTGCTATCGGCAAGTACTGAATTCGACAGTCCCATCGTAATGACAACACCATCGGGTTTCGGGTCCACTGTTGCGTTGATCGAAAACGGCGTCGAATTGCAGGTCCATCCCGGCGACCCGGTAATCTGATACGTCGGGACCGTCCCACCTGTGCCCATCATGTAGCCCTCGTCGGTCTTGACAAACCACGCAGTGATATCGGGGACGAGCACACCCCACGCTGTATACGAAAGCAAGTATGCCTCAAACCGCGCTGATGCCGGACTACCAGCATTCGGCCAGTTGACGTGATACCCGGACCAGTGCATGATCGCCGTGCCGTCATCCTGACTGTCGGTCCACGTCGAGTACGTCGTCAAATCAGCATCCATGATATTCTCGACATCGTCCGGGGCCGTGTAGCTTGATGTCCACGAATAGTCATCGTCGGCATTGTCAAGTAGCGGGCTTGGAATGATGGCGCGATACTCATCCGTCGTAATGGTTCCACACCCGCTATCGTCAAGCGTTGCTGTCGCGGGGTTTGCCGTAGCTGTCAGGAAGTCGTATTTGCCAGGGTCTTCGTAACCGAAGTCGGCGTAGACCACCCCGCCAATCGCATCCATAACATGATCTGCCACAACGTATTTCGGGAAGTCCTCGCGTGTGGTCGGCAGGATAGACAGTAAACCATTGCCCGCGTGATCGAAACTGTAACCCGTCGCGGTCATACCAGACCACGACAAGTAGCCTCGATGGTTAAAAGAACCATAGACAAGTGGGATCGGTTTCGCGGCGATCTTCTCTGGGCACGATGCAAACGTATCGGCCATAAGCGTTGACGGAATTGTCGCGTGAACATAGGACGACAAGTCTTGCAGCTTCAATTCAACGCATGAAGTCGTGACTTTCGGCATCGACGTAACGCGGCCATAAAACAATAGCATCCCATCACTAACCGATGTCGCGGTCTCACCCGCTATCAAATAAACCTTGACCTTCTTGACTTTGTCGAGGATGGACCCCGAATCATAGACGTATTCAGAGAACCGCACCTTAACATCGGACTGATACGTAAAGCGGGCGTTGTTGATTTTGAGCGTTGCTGATGATGTCCGGGGTACGCGCGTACGCATATCGACTGCCTCACTGACATTCGACAATGATTCGATAATCGGGTACACGTTACCGCCTGTCCAGTTGATCGGCTTGTCAGACAGGGTGAGAATCGTAGTACCGCCAGACGTTTGCAGTTCAGCGACAATGCGAGTCACCACACCAGTGCGGTGTTTCTGGTTATCGAATAGAGTCCCCGTCGTCCTCACATCGTCTCCCCGCCCGTGATGTAAGGCACTTCCTCAAATTCCATTTCGACGTTGTATCGACCGTAACAGGTCATTGACGGATCAAATGAGGCGTTGACGATCCTCACCAGCTTGGCCGTCGCTTCTGTTGCGCCCTCCTGTATGACGAGGGGATAGCGACTACCCCGGCAATCTTCATAAACACCTTGCAGGATGGCGAGGTTGGCGCTGGTTAACGCGGTGTAGGTTCGGTGGAATCGCTGCAATCCCGTGTTTGATTCGCCGACTACGTAGCGCACAAAATCGCCTGACCGTGTGACGCTGTTGCGATATGATAACGGCGACCGTTCCGGCAACTCATTCGCCCACGACAGCGTGACTTTGTTGGTCGGCATGAACAGGGATACCTCTGCGATATTCGTGACAGATGACGCCGTTATGCGCCAATAGCGATACGATTCGTCGGTGTCATCAATGAGTCGTAACGGAACACCCGTATTGTTCCACGTAAACGATGCCAGCGTTGTCCACGCTGAATTGTCGGCTGAGTATTGTAGGAGCCCCGTGCCGGACGATATTGATTCATCGTTGTTATTGACAAAGATCACGCCAGAGTCGAACGTCTTGGCTTCACCGAAATCGACAGAGAGGATTTGCGCCGCCGTCGAACTCCCCTTCCAGTACGTGCTCAAGCAAAGATCGAAAGCGTTCTCTTTCTCATAGCCTGTCGCCTCGGATGTTGCGGAAAGCGGCGTCAATTCGTCGTAGTGTTCACACGTATAAAAACTAACTGAGGATGCCACTTCGCATCACCTCTCCGGTTTCAAGTTCAATGGTTGTCGTTGATTCGGGAGAGCCGAGCAGTTCTTCCTCATTCAGCGCCGGGAGTAGCGCATTGCGGACATAATCGACATCAGCGCCAGATTGCACCTGGACGACGATGACGGTCTGTGGTTTGCTACTCGACGTTCCACTAATCGGCGTTGCAGCGCTACCCATGCCCTGTCCGATGGCCGACACCATTTCGGAGCCGTATCGCGGCGACGAAGCGCGAGAAGTCGCGCCCGCCATGAAGTTGTCCATGTAATCCCAGCCGTGTCGCTTCCCCATTTCGTCATTGAGCGGATCATCAAACCCCGTAAGTAGCATAGGTACAAGTGAAGCCTTAACCGCTGCCGCCCCCGCAATAGACGGGCCAGCAGAGATTCCGAGCGTGGCCGCCGCTTTTGCAGCAGCGAGAGCGATGTATTGCGCCGTCAACCCCTTCACGATAGCGGCCTCAGCGACTTGGACAGCCGCCGCCGTCGTCGATGCCGCAGCAACCGCAGTTGATGCCGACGCTTGAGCGCCCAGAGCTATTGTCTGGCTGACCGTTTCTTTCGTGCCGACAACTTGCCCAGCGATGAACTTCCAGAGCGCCGACAATGTTTGCCCCGCAAAGGCAGCGATGATGCGTTTGCGAAGGTTCTTCAGCACGGTATCCCACGTTGCGCCGCCGTCTAACGCCGCCGATGTCCAGTCCGTTACAAAGCCATCAACGATTGCCCGCATCTCGGCGGTCGAATTCAGCCATTCATCAACTCGCTGTTGGTTCTCCGCCCTGTCGATCTCCATGCGCTGTTCGGCATAGACGACATAGAGATCGTTCCATGCCTGTTCGCGCTCGGCCTCGTTGACGAAGTGTGTTTGGCGGATCATCTCGAATTCGTCTTCGTACCACCGCTGAATGTTCTGCCGCTCTTGCTCAAACTCGTCGAGCCCCGCAAGCTGTGCCTCCCAATGGAGATTGTCGATCTCAGTCATGCGGTTCTTGTGTTCACGGTAAGCATCTTCCCCGTCGCTCTGGTGCTTCCACCAAATCTCACCCACCTTGATCGCGCTCTCCTCAAACTCGTCGAGAAACTCTTCGTCGATGGGCGGGGGAATCATAGAAGCCCAATCAATCTTGGCCAGCGCTTTGTCATTCATCATGGCTTCGATTTCTTCAAGCGTCATCGTTGCCTGATCTCTGACACCCTTGAAGGCAGGTGAAGCGGCTTCAAGCCCACCGATCAGCGCATTCGTTGCGTCGGGGGCAATCGTATACATCTCGCGGAGATTAGCGGTAATACCCTCAAGCCGAGAAGCGTCGATTGTGCTGACGCCCTGATTGAAGTCCCGCATGATTGACTCAAATTCTTTAACGCCCTCAGATACAGCCGCGAAACTAATCAGATCGGCAGCACTACCTTCGGCGGCTTCACCAACGCCAAGAATTGCGTTCTCAAGTTTCAACTGCTCATCGGTAAGGGTGCGCGTTTTAGGCGTCAGAAAATCAATTGCACCCATAAGTGAATCGAGCCCGGCGACGGCAGTATTGACGGCGGTGAATAACGCTGGCGAAAACAACTCAAATATCTGTTCCTGCAAATCCCCGAACCGTTCCGACATCAATTTCAGCTTAACTTCGGTGGTGTCCATGCGCGAAGCCGCAGCACCACCAAACCGCTCATTGATCTGCGCCATCGCCGCCGCAAATTTCTCTGACTTGGGAATGTTCTCGTCGATGATGATGCCGTAGCGAGACAGCGTTGACGTGTAGCCAACGGCAGCCTTAGACAGCAGGTCCGTCGCCGACATCAGATTCATACCGCCACCCGCAGCCAGGTCCATAGCGACACGGGTAGTCTCCATCGCCTCGTCTACGGTTTGTCCGTAGTCGACAAACGACTGGACCATTTTACCAACGGTTTCGTCGCTCTCCCCTGATAGCGTCTGCATCTCACCAGCGAAAGCCTGAATTTTGGTGATATTATCGTCAACCGAATGGCCGTGACGATCAAGAGCGGCGGCAACGTCAGTCCAGACGCGCTCACTTTCTACGCCCTTCTCGATAATCGAACCGATGACGCCAGTAACGGCTTGCCAACCCATGTACGCCGCACCGATTGCGAGTACCTTGTTCTGGATGCCGCCAAGCGTCGGCGAGGCTTTGTCCTTTGCGGATATTACGAGCTTTACGTTCTCGTTACGAGTGCCCAAGCTCCTTCTGTTCTTTCTGCCATCTATTCTGTTCGCGGTCGATTATCGCACAACCATCTACCCAGATCGCTGCCTGGTCGTAGTATTCAGTCGGAGTGCGAATACGAGATACGCCTCCGAGAGCGCAGTACAGGTTCCAAACGTGCTTCGATAACTCGGTGATAATCCCCCAGGGACAGACTGAGTATGCGTGGAACGCCATGAATGGCGGGGCGCCAACCGCCCCGTGTCGTTGTGCGTACTCATCTATCAGCCTTGTCCAGTCTCTTCGGTGGATGGTGACGGGCTGTCCTGCTGGGACTCGACATACGACGGGATCGGTGTGCTTGAAGCACAATCGTCGCTCGTGGTCATCGTGTCGGGCGCAGAGTCCTTCGTCGTGCCCCCGGAAGACTGACCCTGCGAGGAGGGCAAGTTTTTTGCCTCCCTATCCTCCAAGCCGAGCACTGCATTGGTGATTCTGTGGAGAATCGCAGCGTCCTCAATGATGTCGAGCACCTCACGCGCCGGAGAATCGGGACAATCCGAGAATCCGACTACATACGGCGCAATAGTATCAAGCATCGTTGATAATACGCGCCGCGCGTCAGCGCCCCGGTTTGCATCGGAGAGAGCGACCTGTAAGTCCTCTCTCTCTCGCCACGTCAACGTCTTCACTGTCACAATCGTGCCGTCAATATCGACTTCACGGGGAGCACCGGGGATGATGTACTTTATCGCCATCGCGTTACCTCTACCAAGTTCTGTCGTTTGAGTTTGCGATCACAACGGTGATCGGGTTTGCACCAGCCGCTTTGCGCATCGTGCCCGAAAGCTCGACAAGTGCAACAGGACCGTCAGTGCCAAGCACCTTCACGCCATCGCGATTCAGTGTGCCGTCGAAGGCAAAGTCAAGATCGCCGTCCACGGTTCCCGCCGTAGCGTTACCCCAGCCAATGCGGAATGATCCTGCGGTCGCGGCCTGCACGGCAGTCCTCGCCGTATCAGTCAAAGCACCGTGCATGGCAGAAATCTTGAACGTGAATTCGGGTGCACCGTGAATCAGCGTGTAGTAGTCGCCGGACGATTGACCGACGCCAGTCACCGGACGCGACAGGGTCAACTCCCAAGCGCCCTCCAGATTCAGATCAAGTGCCGACGCGAAGTTGTATGTCGCCGTCGCTATGTCGGCGTAATACCAGAAGTCGTTGCTGGCCGCAGTGAACGTGCCACTCGGCGTTGAATTGTGGACGGGTACGCCGCGAGACACCAGCGTCGCGCCGACCATGAGCGGTTCGCCGGGAGCACACGACAGTGTGATCGACTCGGTAACGACATCCTTGAACTTCAACGACTTTCCAGCGATAGGGTCTTTGATGAAAAACGTCTGGAAGTACCCGGCATTCGACGTGAAATCCGGAGCCGAGGTCGTTGACAGCGTGAACGTCTTGTCAAACACCGCCGCAGTCGATTCCACAACGGACTGAAACAGACCATAGAGATAGTGGTCAAGCTCGTCATGCTTGGCGGCTATACTCGGAATCGTGATCCTCGACAAGCACTGGTTTGTGTGGGTGATCGACTCGTCGGTAGACGGCAAGCGCGAACCGATTGCAATACTGCGCTCGATCACGTTGACACCCTCATCGACTTCGATAGCGTCAGCATGAATCATCGTGCAGTTAGAACTATCCGCCATCGCCGTGCCCCAGCCGGTTTGCTCAATGAAACCGAACTTGAAGTCACGGCCCGAATAGGTAGTGAGAGCCATTAGTCATCTTCTCCTTTATCTTCACGTTTCTTCTCGTCCAGTTTCGGCATCACCTTCGGCAACGGCTTTCCGCTTTTCAGTGCCACCGCCTCCTTGCGACCAATGTGTAGCAGGGTCATCAGCGTCGAGACGCGATACGTTTCGGGATTTTCTATGTGCATCATCTACTCCTGGGTCAGTTCGATGTGTGCGCCGACTCCGACGATTATCTCGCCGCCTATGGTCGCCGATTCCTCGAACGTGCTTCGATTCGTTATTTGCGGTACATCCTCAACCCGATAACCATTACCGAGGTCGAGATTCGTCGTTATCTTGTTCGCCACCGAATTCAACAGCCGCGATATTTTCTGCCCGTCCGTAATCCCGTTCTCGTATGCCGTATGCACCCTGACACTGATCTGCACGACCGGATGCCAGACCGATGTCGATGTCATGCCGCGTTCCCCCGTCACCACTCCGTCAACGTCAACAGTCACGCCGTTCAGTTGCAGCTTCGCCGTGTCGTGGCGATCATACGCATACGACAGGGCCGGATCGGTTGAGGCCGTACCCATCGACGTGATTAGCGCATCCATCAACGCCTTGATCTTGCTGTGCGCAGTGCCGATCCACGCTTCGCCGACAGTCGTCGCCATTAGTAACTCCCTGCGTCAACGTAGTAGATGATCTCAGCATCAACCGCAGTCGATGCCCGCTTCGTCGGCTCGACCTGATACGAGTTTCCGCGTACCTGGCCGAACTGAATCCCAAGCACCTGATCGCCAAGCGATGGTGACGATGCGATAAACTGCTCAAGCCATGATGTCATCTTGCTGAGATTGTCACCAAGCTCGTCGGTAGTATCGCCAGACACAGCGCCGAGCAACCCGATAGGCATGGCAATCCTTGACTGTGAACCGTCCTGCACAAGCACACGATCACCACCAACATCAACAATGACGACCATCGGAAACGTCGCGTTAGCAGACACGAGACGGTTGATATCGAATCTGTTGACTTCTTTGATCGTCAACGGATACGAGGTCGAATCCTTGACGGCAGTTATTGCCGTTTCCAAGTTGTCGATTATGTCCGATCTTACACTCATACGCCCTTCATTATTTTGGCCTGCACTTTATCAATGGCGTCGTCGCCCTTGTCTTTCCACGTAGGCTTGACGGTCGGGTACTTCACCCCACGGGGCCACTTCGGGTGTCCATACTCCAACGCCATCGCATAGTCTTTCGCCAATCCTCCCGGACCAACGAGAACCGTCAGCTTATCGGGGAAGTTGTGCGTGATGGAATTCATAAACGTATGCGACCGGATCATCGGGTATGGTCGACGCCCCTGACGTGAAGCCATTTCGCCCTCAAGCAACAGCGCTGCCGCCATCAACCCATCGTGCAGGTTGTCCTCAAGGCGACGAGACAACCGCCCCAATACAACAGAACCAACCTGCTTGTTCTCGGCCCCAAATGTGATCGTTAACTCAGCCAATTGACAACCTTATGTACGGCGTAAGTCGCCGCTTGATATCGGCCATCGCCTTGTCGAGATCGTAACTCGTCGACTGATCGCTATGCGATTCCGACCTGACGAACAAGAGCCCCTTCTCGCCCTTGAGTTGCTTCAGCCGCACGAGATCAGCGCAACACTCTTTCAGATCGTCGGGCACAGACCCTACAGCCCAGCCGTAGTTATACGTCACGCGCCAACGAGCATTACGTGAGAACACTGCGCCGTCAGTAAACCACATCTTCGCCGAATCCGTGTCACGATACCAGGTTGTCGATGTCGCTTCAGTCCACGCAGTTGCACTGTTGTAGTACTCGACCTTCGACACAGCCGTCAACGGATAGCCACGAGGATAGAACGTCTTCTGGTCGTGACCGTCAAACTGTTCGGTCGCGCCCGATGTCGTTATGAATCCGTCGCGGTCACAGATACGCAGAATCTCGGTAGACGCCATGTTGATCCACGATTCATAACGACCAACAGGCGTCAGCGTTGTCTCGTCCTTACCGAGATAGTCAGCCAATTCGGCAACCGTCAATAATGCGTCAGACGACAGAGCCACTACTTACGACCCTTCCTCACGCCGGGGTACTTGATCGCCTTGTCGTGGGTCGGCCCCGGTGACGCCTTTTTAGCTTTGGGCTTCTCTTCCTTAACGACAACAAAGTTGTCGGGGAACCGCGCCACCAGTACCGTCGCTTCGCCCTCCTCGACTTCACGTATATTGCCGTCATTCCATGCCGGACGACCGCGGTAGACTCTCAATGATACCGTCGCCGTGAATTTCAGTTTTACAGTCATCGCTTCACTCCATGTTTATCTACGTTCTCAATAAATTCTTTCACTTTGGCGCGGTGTGTATACCGCTCAAGATTCTCGTCAGCGCGTTGTAGGCACGATTGATAGAAAGCTGGCTCTTCAAACAAGCGCCGCACCAGCTTCTTCTGTCCGAACACGTCGCCGGAGTCAACCGTCAACGCAGGCCATAGTATTTTCTGGGAATAGCTGTGTGACGTACCGATACACGGAACGCCAAGACACGCCGCTTCAGCGCCGATACGCCCCATCGAATGGACGTTGTGATACGAATCGACCATGCAATGGAACTGTGACAGCCAGTGCATGAAATCGTAAAACGACATCGGGCCGCGATAGTCACTCCAGTACGCCGACAGCGTGTCTGGCATATCGCCCGACAGATACACAGCCGACGAAGGCCAGGGTAAGTCCCTGACTGCCAGATATGGAGCAACCCAGTTGTTGTCGTACCGATGCACCGGGCAGGCAATGCGCTCTTTGCGTTGCTCCGGTTCCTTGCGAATCTTCCGCAGACTGTCCACGTCGACGGGGTGCGTCATCAGGAAGGCGTGTTCGACCCCAAGCGCCCGCAGATAGGAAACGATAGCGGGATCAGCGCCGAACACCACGTCAGCCGCCATCATCGCGTCGCGTAACCAATCAAGCTCGAAATTGCATTGCCACAACTCAACGCCGTGGTCAACCGAGATAACGAATTTGGTTTGGGAATCGGGGCCAAGCTCGGCGCGTATTTTTTGCGGGATGCGGCCCCAGAGGTCTGCCTTAGTCAGGCAGTTGTAGACTATGTCGTAATCCCCAAAGGTTCCCTTCGCATCGACATAGCGAGTCATCTTTGTACCAAAAGCCCGATGCCACTGGTAATATCCAGATATGACAATCGGGGCTTCGATCAGGTTCTTGGCGATAACCGCCGATGTGTGCAAAAACTTCATGTAGCCTCATATCAATTCGTGTCCGTATAATCCCTGTGATTGATGGGTGCTGGGGGGCAGCATGACACCACCCCCCAGCGGTCGCGGGGATTACGCGGAGTTGTCGTTATAGAGCACGATCAGCTTGTCTGCCGTAGTATTGACACTACAAGTAATCTGGTTAGCCGCCGTGATCGACGTAGTCGAGGTCCGATCCGTCGGGATACCCGTCGACGTGGCGATCTCGATGACAGCAATTAAGGTGTCCTCGGTAGCAATGCCCGTCGCGGTGATGGTCCCGCTTGCGGTTGTACCGGCCAGCGTCAAGCATTTGATGCACATGGCATCTTTGGCTTTGGTCATTCCAGCCATATCTATCTATCTCCTTTCAATCAGTCTTCAGGTTTACGAGGTGATGTCATATCCACAGGCTACCGGCTTCTCGGTGGAGGCGGGGAGCATCTGGAACGATTTGCGGAATGACGTTACGAGCGACCACTGCTGAGTGCGGATGTTCTTCTCGAACTCAACGGTCATGTCGCGCTTCTCACCGATCTTGAAAGCGGTCTTGTTGAAGGCGATAATGGCGGTCTTCGTCTTGGTCGATCCGTCGTAGATACCCGACGCATTCATGTCATTCCAGACATTGGACGACACAACGAGCGGGCAACCATCGACGGAGTCGAGGGCGCCGGTCTGCCAGGTATTACCCGCAGCATAGGTTCCGGGCTGCGAGAACTCGCTCATGTTCATGATGTGGAAGAATCCGTCCATCGAAGTCGTATAAACAACCTCGCCCGGCTTCATGCCATATTTGCCCATGAGCTTGCGGCAATAGCGAACGTCCTTCGCACCGAAGGCGGCATCTCCTCCGCCGGTGCCGGTTGCCGTCGACGCGGTGTCGAAGGTCGTCGAACAATCAGTGGCGAGATGGCGCAGACCCGTCTCGTAGGTTTCGGGGTTGACGCTCGTGAACGATTTGCCGGTGTCCTGGTGAGTAGCGGTGTCGTCACCGTTGATGATGAGCGACTCATAACCGTCAGCAGCGGCGTTGGCGGTGTCTTCGCGGATCGCCGGAACCATCGCCACGAGAGAATCTTCGATCAACTGTGGGGAAACCACGGTAGCGATAGCAAACGTCTCGGCGGTGAAGGTCGTCGAACTGGTGGACATCTCGCTTTTCGTCAGTTCATCGGGAGTATTGACCGCAGCTTCGGCGGCGCGGTACAACGTCGCCTGACCACTCTTGACGGGCCACGTAAACGGGTTGGTCGGCATATCAAAGTGCGGGATGAACGACTCCAACTTCGCCTGAAGGCGGTAGTAGTCGTAGAGCTGCGAACTGAAACCAGTCGGCACCCAATCGTCACCGACGCCAGAGCCAGTCGAATACATCGCCTTCGCAAACTCAGGGTCGAGAATGGCGACGATCTCGGACAGCAACTGGTAGGACTTGAGTTGGCTGATGTCGTACCGGCTCTTGTTCAGGCCACGCATGTACGCATCGGTGACAACAACGATGTCGTTCAGGTCACGCGCCATCTTGAACAACTCACCCTGCGGGCCGTCGTACTTGATGGGCATGTTGAACAGGCGGAACTTGCGCTGGTCAATCGGCGTCAACGCCTTGCCGTTGTTATCGGTTTCGACCATGAGGGCCGAACGCATCTTGAAGTCAAGCGCAGAAACCCGCTCGGCATCAATACCGACGGCGCGACGGCCCTTCTCGACGCTTTCCTTGAGGGCCGCGTAGTCGGCACCCATCCTATCAACGAACTCTTTCAGTTCGCCCTTCGTGATGAGATTTGCGGCTACCGCCTCGTGTTTCTCTTGGAGTTCCTTGAGCAATCGCTGATGCTCATCGAAACTCTTTTTGGCCTTTTCGATGTCCTCGGAAGTTTTCGCCTGAAATTCCGGGAAGTCGATTGTCATCTTTTCGGCAGCGGCAATTGCTTCCCGCTGTTTGTCCGTAAGCGACATACTGGACTCCTTTCGTTTCGTCCCCCCGCCATCCGAGGACACTTTCTCTTTATGGGATTCTTCGTTCGGTTGCAGTGCTTTGACTTGCGCGAATAGCGCTTCGGGATTCATCCCCGCATTGACTACAGAGATTTCAAAAAGTTCAAGATCGGTGATTGTGCGGGTCTGCGCTTCCTCGTCTTGCTCATACTTCTTTATGGCAAAACCGACCGAGAACGCATTGAGGACGCCGTTCTCGATCAACAGCGCGGCATTCTTGCCGTCACTGGTGGGGAGAACTCGCCCCTTAACCCACAAACCCTTGTCGCGGATTTCGGCTTCGTCAAACTTGCCGATGGGCATACCGTACCAGTCGTGCATGAACAGCATCTTGCCGCCATGCTTTGTCATGTACGCGTCCAGCGACGATTCATAGGCTGACGGCTTGATTACGTCATTCGCCAGATCGACATCGTCGGTCGATGCCCACCCCTCAATGACAACAGAACCGTCGTCCTGTGTGGCAGCTTTGAAGGTGTCGAGCGGCAGGGTCTTATAACAGACCTCGCCCTCGCGCTGAGACTTTCCGTCTTTCAGCCAAAAAGACGTTGTGTCTGTGATTCGTGGTTTCAAGTCATAGACCTACCCTCGCCATCTAAGTGTTTATAGTTCATCTTCAATCTTTGCTATAGTCCTACAGTAACAGTTTATTGTCTCTTCAGGCGGACCCGCAGGGTCGCCGGGATACATCAACGCGGAACCCCCGACAATGAACGCCTGGTCAAGCGGTATCCATCCGTCAGCATCGGCGTCTTTGTGGCTGTCGCGCGAAGTGTCGAGGAACGAACAGAGCCACTTCTTGTGAGTGGCGCCACCCTGTCGATATCCGGCAAAGTGACCGCCGTTGACCATCGAATTTGTTTCCGTTCGCGCTATCGTGTCGGCGCGGGCCTTGCTGAATTGCTTATAGCTTGACCGCAGTTCTTTCTTGATATCCTGAAGCGTCCAGCCCTCGGAATAAGCCGTGCTCAATACGTCCTTGATTTTATTCCATGTCGTGGCATTGACCTTCTTGAGCCGATTACCGAGAGCGTCAATCGCCCCCTGTACGTAAGGATTCTTGAGATCAAACGTCATGCCGAGCCGGAGTTCGTCTATCCCGCCCTGCCCACTGGTCCGTATTGTCTCGCGCACAAAGCCGTCGGTGGATTGGTGGAGCGTTACGTTCTCAAACGCCATGTCGAATATCTCATCGAAGTCGTCGTCGCTGGCGTCCTTGCGAATGGCGGGATATAGGCGCGACAGCATAAACACATTCCCGATCTTCAGTTCTTCCAGCCTCGTCAACAAGCGATCAAGCTGACCATCAAAGAACTTGCGCATAATAGCCGAGAACTTCCTCTCGGCGCGTGTCACGGTTTTGTAGTGAAGTTGCCATGCCTCAAGCTGGGGGCCGTCTGCTTTACGCAGCACGATTGAGGGTCGCGCTGGTGATGGCGATTCCAACGCTTTCCCGTCCTCGCCCCCAGCTTCAGGCACAGCCATAAATCCGCCGTCAGGCGTCAGTTCGTCGCCGCCCTCGACTTCGTCATACCCTATTTGCCTCCGCACCTCATTGACGGTCAGGATGCCGCCGCGCTTATAAGTCACAAGCCGAGTAGCCTTCTCGTTCTCGTCTTCTTGGAGTGCTTCAATTTTTGATATATCAAAACGTAACCGCAGGTTGTCGCCGAATTGACGCGCAAGCTGAATCGTCAACGTGCCGGCAACGATGCGCATGATGGGAAGGATTGCGTTTTGCCAGAACAGCTTGATTTGCTGTGTCGAGTTCGCATAGTTGGCATACTCGTAAATTCCACCAACAGCGGGGGGCACACCAAACGCCGCCATGATCGCCTCACGCGGCATCTTGTAGAGCGATTCCACCATGAGCTCTTTGAGCGGGGGGGATACCGTCTGGTAAGTCAACCCCTTGCCAAGTACGGCCGTCTTGTTGCCGTTACCCGGCCCGCCGTGTGCCTCTCGCCAGCGACTCGCAAGCTCTGCCGCGACTTCCTGTGTGATTGGTTGTTCCGACGACAACAGGCCGGACGGCACGGCGCCATTACCGAAGTAATTGACGAGGTGATTCAGGTAATACTTATTGAGCAGGATTTGCGATTTCACGGACTGGACTGGCGACAACCCCTGGAACTCATCGCTGGCGTTCGGCATCGGGATGTGGATAATTTCGTCAGGCTCAAATCGCTGTTGCACCGTACCGCGAGTGAGCATATAACCGTCAATCTCACCGTCGACGTTGGGGATCGGGCGAATATACGCAGAGTGAATGTGGAACAGTTCTTTATCGACCTTATCGTATGCGAGATAGGCGTCACCACTAAGCAGCGACACGACCAAACGCCACATGAGGATATCCATCGGCTCACGAGGATTCGGCATGGCTATAAGATCAACCAGATCGCCGCTATCCTGCCGCACCCACTCAAGATCACCATCGACGGTTTCTTGCCCCTCAGCAACAAGGGGAGCAGCAGACAAAGACTTGCCAATAGCGTTCATGCAGACATACGCCCACACTTCCACTTCGCCAGCCTTGAGAATTGTCGAGTGATCGGTAATCGGGGCGAGGGGGCGATTGGCCCCACCGTCAGGATATGCAACGTGACCGGCAATGTTCGTCTTCTGGATGGTCGGTCGCGTCGAATCTATGTAGGTCGAGACGAGGGTCTTTAGTCTATCGAGCAATCCTCATGTGCCGTTCTCGCCATCAAACGGTGTTCGTCGGAAAGAGACTCTTGATCACAAACATAATAAATTGCGCAATCTCTTCGCCAACCCGCTTCAACGAGAAGATCAGGTAGGTGCAACCGGAAAGAATTACGCATTTCGTTATTGTCCAAAGCACTCCTTGTGCGTTATATAAGACGCCATCGAACGCATCGACGGCTATAACCACAAGAATAACAAGACCTACAATTATGTCAATCGCAAGGTTGCGCATATATCTCACAAAGTTGACGGGCGTTCTTGTGTACGTTGTGGTGCTTATCTACCCACACTTGACCAGCGCGACCAATCGACGGCAACGAATCCAGGTTGTCAAGTATCCCTCGTAGTTTCTCTTCGATGTCAAGCGGACTCGCCACAATGATCGGCAGGTCAGAGCCGAAAGCCTCCTGCATCGGTTCCGATATCCAGCACACCACGGGTTTCCCCCATGCCATCGCCTCAATCGACAGCATCCCGTAGCTACCGATACAAAGCTGGTCAATGACAAGCGTCGCCTGTGATATTGCGTTCTGGACCGATGCGCGAGGCATACCCGACAACAGAGCCAGGTCAAATTCATATTCACCGGACAGCTTTTCGAGCGCCGGCATCAATAGGTCGGTCCCCTTGACGCCCTGGTGTGTCGGCGCATGGACTATAAGCGGCTTGTCCCGTGTCGTCGCCTTACTTGCGTCGATAGATTCCGGGTTGAACGATAACGGCACGACACGAATGTCGTCAAAGTAGCCAGCGATATAGGGCCGCAATTCCTCGTCGTGAATAATGACCGTCCGGGCATACTTCGGTACGGTGTCGAGAATCGCCTTGCGCAACCCCTCGTATCCCGGCTTGACCCGGACGTATTGACTACCCTGTTTGGCAATTTCGAAGTCGCGCACGTCAGAACCGCAGAACGTCCAGAATATCGGCTTCCCCTCGCCCTTGATACGCTCAAGATCGCCAAAGTCCGGCAACAGCGAATGCGCAAACTTGAAGTTGAATACGTCAAATTGCGGTATGAGCCAATCAGCAACAGCGGGCAAGTCGTCGTGTGCCGTAATCGCATAATGCGGCTGGAGATTGCTGACGCCGGGGAAATACGAGACAGACCGCGCCCTGTGTCCAAGCCTGTTGAATTCATCACACAGGATGCGGGACTGCGACGCCGTATCAATACTGCCATGCAGGATGTTCATCGCTTTCGCCTTCTCCGTTTCTTAGGTATCGGCTTGCCCTTGAACGCCCCGCAGATATACCACACGACGCCAACGACGAACGCCAGCAGGATCAGGGACGTTAGGATATCGACTATCACTTCTTCCCTTTCATAATCTTGTAACCATCGTCACCGAGTAGCGCCTTGTACTTGCGGGTCCGAAAGAATCCGTCAACGACCCACCACGCTACAACGACCACACCGACGCCAGCAATTATTGCCCAATCAAGCATACCGTACCTTCCTCTCCCCGCCATACACGCGGTCGTCAATCCCCATGCGCACCGTAATTTTGGTCCCGTCGCGCAAGTCCTTCACGACCACCGTGCCGCTTGGGATAACGCAGTCATTGCCGATCTTGACGTTAGGCTCCACCACAACACAGGAACCTATCAAATTGCCGTCGCCTATCGTCACAGAGCCAGACAGGTGAACGCCGGGGCCGAACAAGTTATGACTGCCGATTGTGCAATGGTGCGCTATGACGGAACCTGCCGAGATCACGTTGTTGTTGCCGATAACGGAGAACACGTCGAACGACACGTCAGGGAAAACGACGTTGCCAGCGCCGTAGTCTGGCCGCAAGTATCGGACACTTGACCGAAAGCAATTGATGAAGTTATGATCATCGTGATACAGATTCCAGACATGTCGGCGGAACCGAGGTGACGATGCCGAGCAGATTAGCGTCTTGCCGATTATCCCCCCAGCGTCAAGACAACTAACAGCGCCGAGGATTTTGTGGCCAAACGCTTCGCCTTCCTTGTTGTCATCGAGGATGCCAGCAATCTTCCATGCGGTTGATTTCGCCCAGTCTATTATCAACTGTGCACCCTTGCCGCCGCCAATGATGATGAGACCGGGGCTCATTCCTTCGCCTCTTTGTCATCAAGAATCCCGTCGACATCAAATCCGTAAATGCCGCCGTCCAAACCACAATACACCAGACCGCGATCAATCGCATCTTCTGCCTTTTCACGCGACGAAAATACACCCTCCATAGATTCACCTTCACAGGAGCCATCAAAAACCAAATACACCCTCACGCAACCGCCTCCTTATCGTATGCCTGCTTGTCTTCCACCATAATCCTCACCTTTGCACCGTCACCAAGTATCAATTCCCGATACTGAGCCGACACAGATTTCGCGGGGTTGACGTATTGGACCGACGCCGACGGTAGGATGCGCAATAGCGCGTACATATCCTGACTGTGGGTCGGTCCATACGCCTCACCCGCATTGAACAGCGTCCTGATGACGACCGGACTCTGCATCTCGATCTTGTCTGCCACGTTCCATATCTGATTCACGGCAAGCGTCATAAAGTCAGAGAACATCACCTCAACGACGGGAACCGCACCAGCCGTAGCCATGCCGATTGACATGCCAATCGTCGCGTCCTCGGATATCGGCAAATCAATCACCCTGCTATCAAATCGCTTCGTCAATCCCCGCGTCACCTTACACGCGCCGCCGAACGGGTCGCGGATAGACTGCCCAATCAACACGACCCGCTCGTCGTCTTCCATGACTGTCAATAGTCCCTTGTTAATTGCGGCGCGTAACGTCATCGACTATTTCCCATACGAAATTCTGAATCTTCTTGTGTTCGGGGGTTGCCATGAATTCATAAACTGGACTCTGCTCTGCCCGCCAAGAATCGTCACGCTCAAACGACGGGCGATAGACCTCCGTGTCAGAAATGCTGTGACCGCAGAGCCGATCAACCTTGACGTGTATCAGCGCTGGATCATTGCCAAGCACTTTCTGCGAATCCCTGATGTGATCCGGCCCGCACGATCCCGATAGCGCCATGTGACGTACCCCAAACGCACCCGCCAGTTGTCGGAGTCTCGGCTTCGTCGGCGTCTTGCTCATCTGGTAGCCGTTGTCGATAACGATAATCGACATGGCAACGGAATCGTGCATAATCAAACCAAGCGTTTCATAGAGGACGCCCTGTCCCAACGTACCGTCACCGATGAAGCAAAGGACACGCCGATCAATACCGTTGCGCTTGAATTGCAAAGCCGTTCCATAGGCGACGGGGATTAACGATCCCTGGACGCCATTACTCTGAAACTTGCCGGGGTAGTGAAGGTGCTGAGTCTTGTTGTCGAGGATTTGCTCAAACAGGCCGCGCACGTCGCCAGTCGCGGCAAGATACTGACCATGAGAACGGTGGTTGCCGTACACCATCGGATTGCTGTATGCGGCACAGACGCCGACATCGACGGCCTCCTGTCCAAACGACAAGTGGACCGTACCGCTGATGACGCCCTCCTTGAATAGCCGCCGCACCTCGATCTCGGCACAGTATTGCAGTAACATATCGCGCTCGAGGTCGGTCACTTCTTCACTCCGTCACCACCAACCCGCGAAACGCCGACCGGACCAACCACGAGATTGTTGACCTCAAGCGGCGCCTCCGTGTCAGCCACGTTCAGCACAAACACATTCGATATCCCAGACCAGTTCGGCACTTCATCTGCGGTCTTGATAGCGAAATAATACGGCTTGCCAGACTCAAGCTGTAACGTCACCACCACCGAATCACGATCACCAGAAGGCGACGGCGCACCAGTCGGGATCACATTACACGACGCCCAATGATTAGCCAACGAATCAGCGCTTCCACTCCATCGGAGATCGTACTCGCTTGCCTGTCCCATCATGCCGTCGTCACCGGGGGCCGTCCATGCAACATACAAAGCCGTTTCGGTCGGCTCCGCCTCGTTGGACGCACAGCCCGCAATGAACAGAACGACAGGGATTAAAAGAACCATCAACTTCATGTCATTCAGCCTTACCTTTCTGTCGCCGATCCAGTTCACCATATCTGCCCCGCATCAGGACACTCGTCACAGACGAACCACGCGCCACTCGCTGGCGTACCACAACGATGAAGATAAACGTAACCACCAGAGAACCATGATTTCCCCGTTGGGGAATCAAGCCAGTAACACCCACACGCGCCACAGTGGCAATACGCGGTTGCGTCGTTATCACATTTCGGCGGGAAAGCGCACTCGGCGTCGCATTCGGGGCAGACAAACCGTCTCATCGCTCCTCCTTGCTGCACTGCGAACAGGGCCGCGACAGGTCGATCTGGCGAGGCTCTATCGCCTCCGGCATTACTTTGGACGGCGCGGTGAAGGACGGCTCAGGGTTGACGCCCGCGCCAACCTCGACAACCGAGTCGGACAGGTTCGCTACAATCTCATGACCGCACTTTCGACAACACAGTCCCAGCGCCGGAGATATCGCGTCACGCCCGTGGTAAAGCCGAACGGTTACGTCAAGATATACCTTAGCCAACTCATCCAGACCACCCATCCTAGTGCTGACAACATGGTGCGGCGATACAATCTCATACTCGTGCTGACACGGTTCTTTGGACGGCGCGGGAGTCGAACCCGCGTCCCCCGGCGTCTCCACCGGAGTCGAAACCGTTGCCGCCCGTTTGCACTTGCATGGCAGAGATTCAAGGGCCGTCAGGCGGTCGAGGATGCTATCACGTTTCCAGAGATTATTGTTCTTAACGGTAGACTGGGGAGGGCGATTGATGCCAACCTCAAACTCAAGGCCGAATAGACGCCCCTCGATATTCTCGCCAGACGGCAGGTGATCGTCAACATATTCCCGCCAGTCCTTAAACACCGTCAGACTGTTGGCGTGTCGAGTTAGTACTGCCCGCGCCCAGCGATACTTCACGGACACACAGTGTATCCACACCACGCCGATGATTACCACCAGCGTCAAAGCCGATAACCAGATATTAACCAACATATAACTGTATGCCTCCACTTATCTTCGACGCTATGTGCGCATAGTTACCCGCGTGGAAGTAGTGATCCGGCAATGATCCCTCATCCCAGATATACCGACCATCGGTCCCCACCGTCGTCGCTTCCTTGTAAATGCGAGTCGGAGCTACCATGTGACGCAACAACTCACCGCCATCAAATACCCTGAAATTACTCGGATACTCCATGCGCCCACGCGCATGAGCACCAAAGAAATCATCTATCGACTCAGTCCTGTTGACCCGGACGCTCTGCGTCTTGTAGTCAACAGTCACATCTTCCTTGACCGAATCCGCGCCCTTGTTGTAATAGCACATCAACCACTCGCCATGATCCTCGACGAATCGCCGCGTCATGTTGAGATCACCCTGCGCGTCTATCACGCCAGTATCGACGTGGAATTGCGCACACCGCAGAGCCAGCGTATTGTAATCGCCCCCACGTATGACCTCGGCGTGGACCAACCGCTCTTTACCGTCGCACAGGTTGTGAATGCGCAAATGCAGATCACCACCAGTATCACAGCCCGCGACGTTGACGCCATCGACACTATCCATTGGCAACCCGTAGTCAGCGACACAGTCCGCTATCATTCCTTCGGTAATCTTCGTTCCTGACGCCGCGAACGGGACACCGAGAATGTTGTTGAAGAATCGCTGTAACTTAGTAGGGTTGCCCTGCGCAAGAATCCAATCGTCAAAGGTCTCGCGAACAATACAACGCGGCGGACCCTTGTGGTCGTTGCCTGGCGCCGCGAATAGGCGTGATACGTGGTAGCCGTGCACGGGGCGGCCCGGATGCTCCGCAACCCACTCGCCATCAGCAAGGCGGTCGATAACTTTATGACAGCGACGGCAGAGCGGGAGCGAATCCCCACCGCCGCTGTCTTCAAGGAGGAACCACGAACCGTCGTCCTCTTGGCGGACGAAATTTACAAACCAATCAAGGGGTTGTCGCTCGTTGCAGTGCGGGCACTGGACATGCCATTGCCGCTTATCTGATAACTCGTATTCGTCGCTGATCCCCCGACCCGTTACCGTCGGGTTGCCAACCTTGATCCAGCGACGACGTTCAGCCGCGCCAAGTCGATCATACGCATAGGTCAGGTTGGCTTGGTTGCATAAGTCGATCTCATCAAACAGCAAAACGTCAACCGGCATTTCATAGAAGTTCTCCGGGGAGTTGCTACCGACAAAAGCGCAGACCCGACCGTATATCGTTTTCAGCCCTTTGCTGTGAACCGCCTTGTCAGCATTAGCCGTGGCGCGTTTGTATTCGGGGACTTTGTTGATAAGGGGATCAATGGCGTTTGACACAAAGCGATTTCTGATATTCTCATTCGGCATGATATACATGACCGACAGGCCGGCTTTCTGATAACCGAACAACCGCACCCGCATGAATTCGGATATGCCGATCTGCGAACCTTTCGGGATCACCATGCAGTCGGCGTCGTCTTTGTAGATATCAATGGCCCAGGGTCGGTTATCAAAACGGAGGGGGTTGCCGCGCACCGTCAAATGGACGTATGCGGCCAAATACATGAAGGGCCAGCGATCATGGATTATCCGCTTGGCTTCAAGCCTTGCGGCATTGAGGCGCTGTTCCTCAGTTATCTTTGAATCTGTCGCCAGAGAGGATTCTTGCGATTGAGCTGTCATGCCCCTGCTGATCTCCCTGATTGAAGGTGACGCTGTCGTGGAAGTGATTAACCACACCGCCAGCAGGATCACGATCTTTGTCGCCATCGATTACTCCGTCGATATATTTCAGAATGTGCAAGATCGCGTAGATATTCCCCGTCGCCTTTTTCTCTTCTTGGTAGACCTTAAGCTCTTTGCCAAGCAGCGATTTCGCAATCTTCACGTTGGATATTTCTTCCCGCACCAGCTTGGCGTCGACACCTGCTTGTACTTTCGCTTTGATGTCCGCGTATCTGTCAGCCCACTTGAATCGGTCAGCGTATCGTCGTACCGTCGTTACAGCGACCTTAAACTTGCGCGAGGTTGCCGAGTAGTCGCGGTTATGCTCATACCAGAATTGAAACATCTGATTGATCTGCGTCTCGGTCGCCTTGACGGCAACGGGCTTTTTCTTCGGCTTAGACATCCTGTAGAATCTCCGCCTGTTTTCCCGTGAACTGTTCCCATCGCCTGACGGCAACGTCGCAGTATACCGGGTCGATTTCCATAGCGAATGCTCTGCGGCCTAACTGCTCACAGGCAATGATCGTCGTGCCAGAACCGACAAAGGGGTCGTAAATACCATCCCCCGTCTTACTATAGCACCGCACCAATTTGTCAGCCAACGCAACAGGGAACGCAGCGGGATGATCGCCACCATTTGTTCTGACGGTCTCAATATCCCAGACATTCAACGGATCGGCGGACAACGTTTTAGCATCCGACATATCGAACGTCGGATGATCGCCCTTCCGAAATATGAGGATAGGTTCCCACGCAAAAGCGGGATAGTATCGGCCCTTGATTATGTGCCCATTGCGCGGGCAATCGAACACCGCCCTTGGCTTCCGCCATGCTATCTTGTCGATGTACTTGAACCCCAACTCAGACATCAGCACGGAATGATCTGCCGGAATATCCAGATGCTCTGGGGCCGAGTCCCCAACGTTCCAACAAACGAGGATCGGATCCGGAAATAACTTCAAGACCATTCCCATATCCGCCAAATAAGCCGCGTATGTTTTCCATTGGGAGTATTCGCGCTGGTTAAAATAGGGCGGACTCGTCACAACAGATCGGCAATTCTCTATGCCTAAACGCCTCACGTCATCGCCAATCTTCGCATCCCCGCACAGCAGCCGGTGATCGCCGAGCACCCACAGGTCGCCAGGCTTTGTGATCGGGTCAACAGGAGGCTCAGGCACGTCGTCAGGATCATTGGGATTGACAGGCGGGCCGTCGATGGACGCCATGATCTCGTTGAACTCTTCGGCATCAAACCCCAGCGCCGCAATGTCGGCACCGTCATCCTGCAAGCCCTGAATGATCGTCGCAAGCTCTTCGGTGTCCCATTCGGCAACCGAAGCTGTTTGGTTGTCAGCGATATTGAATCCCGCAAATAACTGCGGATCGGAAAGCTGTGGGGCAATGATTACGGGGACTTTTTGAATCCCCTGCTGCATAGCGGCCTTGTATCTTGTATGACCAGCGCAGATATTGAAATCTTCGTCGACGATAATCGGATTGATAAACCCGTACTCCGCTATCGACTTCGCTACAACCTCAACGGCATCTTCGTTTTTCCGCGGATTCTGCGCATACGGTTTCAGCTTGGTTATGTCGCACTCGCGCACAAACGTCGCTTTGTTGTCATTACTCATACCCCAATCTACGCAGAGACTATATTCCTACAATCGCCACCTTGCCGCTAATTCAACTTTGTGATGTTGTGGCCCTTGACAAGATCGAACGCCGACGATACGTCGAAGTCCTGGTCGTCAATCAACCGTGCGGCATTGATGCGCAGTGCATCGGGCGCGATGTCGAGTAGATAGGCGCCGCGCCTGCGGTTGCGTATAGGAAGCGCCGTTGCTCGACGAAGTCGCATGACATTTTCGGCGACGTGAGAGAACCCCAGATCAAACGCGGGTTCGAGTAGTGGAATCGGAAGCCAGCCGTCGCCAATAGGCCGTACCACAGCGAGGCGCAGCAGATACTTGAACAGCTTACCTTGAATCCACAAGTCAGAATCGTTGATGATAATTCGACGCCGACCGAATTCCTTCTCGGTGCCGTCGATTACAAGCAGTTTGACATCCATGCCAGTATTTACCCCTAAATCGCTCCCGTGATTAGTGGTCTATAATCTTGTATACTAACCTCGCGGCGCGGCGAAACCGAGAAAGTCGTCGCGGTAATGGGTCGGGCGTACCGACACGATGTCGTTATCACCACTTGCCCCGATACACAAAGCATCGTTACTGCTTAGGACAAGCATTACATGACTAGCCCTCCCGATCTGTCCATAAAATGCACACGTTCCAACATCCCCGGCCCCTCTTTCCCATGATTGCCACATATCGTTAGCCGTCATGTCAACGTCCATTGGCAGGATCCGCACCTGTCGAAACAGCCACACGATGAATCCAGAGCAATCAAACCCGTCTATGGGTAGTTGCATCCCCCAAATATACGGTCGCCCTATCTGCGAGAACGCCAGCTTCTCAATGATTTCTTGTGTCGTCATTTATCCAAGCCTCAACTTCAAATAAAGCGCAATTAAGAGCCAACCCACGCAGGGGACCGCAAGCCCGCACAGAAAACCAATCCAAAACATCCTATCCTCCAAACACCCCGGCGGGATGGACGCCCGCCGGAGCCGTACTGTCGATTGCTATTTTATTGAGCTATTTTACTGTCTCAGACATTCAATCACTCAGTCGCATCACCTCCATCACTTACTCCTTTCGCCGCTCGGCGTGTCGTCGAGAAATTGAGCTACGGTCGGATTCCACAAATCGAACTGGTCAATCATTCCAACCGCCATTTGCACTGCGGTTGTTGGCGACATCATCAATACCTCACGGTATGGATTGGGTACACCGGGGGAAAATAGTGGTGGTGCTCCATAGGGGAATACGGGCAACTTCAACTTATAGGCGGTCCCGTCCTCCTGAAATGGGGACAACTGAACGTTGGTGAATGTTTCACACGCAATCAATTCGGCGGCAAACTCCGGCGACATCGGGCCGGGATCGTCTGCTATCTGCGGTTGTGTCCACATCACCCTTCACCTCCATCCGGCGTGTCGTCGAGCAGGGCATTGACCCGTGTGCTTACTTCGTCGAACTTACTGAAGTCAGACGGGGGACACTCGCAAATCAGCGTCGGCGGTACGCCCTTGCGATCCCAAAAGTATAGCTTACAAGTAACCTCGTTCCCCGCTCGCTGGGCGTTAATGTTAGCCAGCAGACTCAACACGGCGGATGCTTCCGTCAGTGCGGCCTTCAGCTCGGCGTTCTCGGCGCGGAGGGCTTCGTGGCTGGCGACGATAGCGACATAAGCATCAGCCTCCTGTCTGTGTTCGCCGGTCCACGCAAGCCGCTCCGTCATGTTTTCGATCTCATCTGTCGTTAGAATCTCACTCATCACAGCCTCCATGTATTTTGCGTTTCCACCAGCGACGGATACGATGCCGGTGGAACCGCTTGATCAACTTGCGCTGCCCCGGCCGCCAGTGCAGATATTTCCGCCAACCAGTAAGAGCGTCTTGCTCGTCACCGCTCACAAGCGGGATCTCAGGTTTCATCGCGTGTCTCCGCAATAACAACGCCCACCATCGGCGCACTACCGTAGTATTTGCCTACAAACAAATTCACGATCTGTTTGTCATCGTCGTAAGCTAAGCCGTTCAGCGCATCCGTCACGATTTTAGCGATGTTGTCAACGTCGGGCGTCTTGGTTGGTCGCTCTCTGCCAGCCTCAATCTCAGCTAATCGCTTCTTCGTAGCAGACTTGGGGATCGCATAGACAGCTCTGATGGTGACATCGACCGGCCCCGACATTGGCACAAAGCCGGGGTATTCGATGGCGAACAACTCCCGCACCAGGGTTTCGTAGTTGACGGTCTGGTTCGGCGTGTAAGTTCTGCCGGATCGGCACATACGGGGGCGTTGTTTACCAAGCGGCTTACCCGGTATGTTGATCGCAATTTCACTCACGCTCCGCCTCCGTGAGCTTGGCTATTTCTCTCAGCCGCCGCGCTGCCTCCATGCAAATCTTGTGGTAGTCGTTCATCGACGACCGCTTCTTGTCGTTCCACTCGGCGCGAAAAATCTCAGTCTCTTCAGGTGTCATCTTTTTGGTCGCCAACTGGAATAAGTTTCGATCAGAGGGGCTACCATACAGGATAGACGACACGGCATCAGCAACCTCGTTCGCGTGGGCCTCGCGGAATTTCACCAAGTCCCCACCGAACCGATCATCAAGCCACTGTTGTTGCGTTGCTTTATCGGCCATGAATGGAAACATAATCGTGTCGCCGCCACCGATTGAGTCAAGACCAACCCTTGCTGATAGAGCCAAGACACCAGCCATCAATACGTTCTCGTCATCGGCCTCAAATGTGATGACATCAGATGGGTTTACTAAATAGTATATCACTTTTCCACCTCCGTGAGTTTGAGCCACAGCGCGGCGCGGCGGAGCCAGCCATACTTCACATTCACTAAACTACCGTCGCTTACTGGTGCAACCATCTGCTGTTGAATATACTCATCCGCAAACGGCTTCAGCGCCGCCTTGCACTCGGCAAGCTCCGCCGTCAGCGTGTCGATGTGCGACAGCAGCGCCGGGATGTCGGTGCGGGCATGGACAATGAAATCCATGTCTTGGTGTCTCTCGTGGACACGTCCATTGTAATCCGGCTCCCCAAGTTTATCCACCCGCTCCATGACACCACAACCGCTACACATACCGTCACAGTCTGGTTTGTGTATCTGAACCACAGGGACAGCTCCCCGCATCCCCGCTCGGACAAACCCCATAACATAGACATTACCCCGCTTCACCGTCTGGAGCATTACGCGTCCAACCCTCACATCCCACTCCCACGGCCCCCCCGTCGCCTTGTCCGCCCGCTCCTTGATCTCGCGCAGTTGCGCGTCGCTCAGTTTGCTCATCACTTCACCTCGCTTTCCTTCGGCTCGATCTCGACACGGCAACGAACGATGCGGGCAAGGCCATTTCGCTCCATCGTACTGAATCGACCCATCGCGCCGTACTGATACGCCGAATAGGTCTCGTCAAGAGCCTCTTCCAGCGTGACGTAGAATCGCGGCCCCCAGATCGTCCACTCGGCACCCTTGTTTTCTCGTTGCTCAATCACGTAGTACGGATACTCCTCACTCATGGTTTTACCTCGCTTTCCTGCGGCTCGGCACGGCCACCAGATCACGAAGCGGCACATACGAGTCCGTCCTGTTACTATCAAATCGAACCACAGCGCGACGACCATCACGGGTGAACCGCTTGACGACCCCGCGCTTGACTACCGTGTGGTAGCTCCTACCGATACAGTGTTCATATTCCCAACGAACACGATCCCCGACTTTAATTTCGCTCATGGCAACCTCCCAGCATAACCACTCTGCCCCTTCAGTGCACACAATTGCTCTTTAATCATTCCCGCCTCCTTGCTTATAGTTCCACGGCGTCAGCGAGACACTCCCACCGCCCGTTGACAAAGTTCATCTCAACGTCACCGACACAACCGTGTCGCGCCTTTTTGAGCAACCACCAGAACCTGTTATCTGGATCGCGCCACACGAACATGACCCAATCTGCGTCGTGCCCAATAGCCCCAGATTCGCGGAGATCGTTGAGCGACGGTTTCCGGTTGCCGTCAGTTTTCCGAAACTGCGACAACGCCATGACAGGACAACCAATGTCCTTCGCAAGCCATTTACACCCACGAGACACGCGAGCGACTTCCTGCTCCCTGGTTGATGCCGAGACATCGGGGGACATAAGCTGCAAGTAATCCACCACGATCAGCCCGATTTCCCCATCACCACGCAGTTTCCGACACAGGGACCGCAGGTCGTTGACGGTCACGCTCGTGTCATCAATGTAATGGATGCCCTGCCCACAAAGACGATTGCCGGATTGTGTTATACGGTCCCAATCTTCGTCGGTGAGTTGGCGTCGCTTAATCTTCATCCCGTCTACTCTCGCATCAGCCAGAACTACGCGCTTGTTTACCTCAAGGTTCCGCATCTCCAGCGATAGGATAACGACCTGTTTGCCGGAGTATGCGACGTTTCGCGCTATCTGAATCGCCGCTTGGGTTTTGCCGTGCGATGTCTGCCCCGCAAGAACTATCATGTCACCCGGCATGAACCCAACGGCAAGGTTGTCGAAGTCGGTAAAACCTGTTGGTACGAGCGTTTTTTGAATCTCACCTGTTTGCCATGCGTCGATCTCAGCAAGTGTCGCGGGCATGATCTCTGATATGTGCTGAATCTTGGATGCCGCCGCGCCAATGGTTATGTCGTATATCCGACGCTCGGCATCGTTCAGGGTCGATTTAACGTCATCTGACTTATAGCAATCCGACGCAATCTCACCACATACTCCGATCAAACGACGGCGAACGTAGAAGTCTCTAACTATTCGGGCGTGTGTCTCAAGGTGTCCGCTTGTACCGGGGTACGCTTCGGCTATGTCGATCAGCGTCGCAGTCCCGCCAATCTTAGAAACATCATCAAGCGCCCCCGATACTGCCCGCCAATCCGTTACATCACCACGAGAATACAACGCCAGGGCCGCCTCCCAAATCGTTTGGTGGGCCGGTTTATGGAAACACTCGGCACTTGGGATCAATTCAATTGCGCTATCCATTCGCCCCTCCGCCAATACGACAGAGAGAACGCCAATCTCCGATTCATGGGACCACAGCGTTTCGTTAATCTGGGAAGGCATCGGGGTACTCCGTTACGTTGGTGGATATTTTTACGCCGCGCCGATTGTTGTCAGCGTCCGCCTTTGATTGTCTATCGCCACGCCTCGGCTCAGGATTCGGATTCCAGCGGGTACATCGCTCGTGAAGCCATTTCCGAAGCGTCGGCGCATCCGGTATCGTGCGATAACTCGCTATCGTGGTCGCCAGGTCTTCAGCGACGGCCCCAATACGATCAAAAGGAAACTCTTGCAGTAGCCTATTCAGGTAATCACGCGGGACCGAACCACCGATGATCGACCGAAGCCGCCCCTTGTTCTGATATTGCAAATGCTCAACAAGACGATTTAAGTCCCGATGATCTTTCCTAGGGTCAGGGACAGGACCAGGGGAAGGGTCAGGGGCAGGGTCAGGATAGACCCCTCCCAGAGGGGTCTTAGACCCCTCCCCTATTGTGGATAACCTTGTGGTTCTGTGGAGTTCAAGATGGTAATTGTCTGCGTAGAGTGTGCAAAAGTTTGCAATAAACGGGTTGTTCGGAAGTGCCAAAAGCATATTTTGAATCGTCTTTCTGGTGTTGTCCGAGGGTTTGATCGACTCGCCAATTTGGTATTTTGCCATCTTGGGAATCCATACCATTTCGGTCGTTTCGTCATACTTGGCAAATCCGAGGTTGTCGAGTGCTTTCATTCCCTCGGTTGATTCTTCTATGGTTAGCCCCGTTTCGTGGCCCACCAGCACCCACGGTAGGTAGTACAGGCCGATCATATTGGCGTGGGGAGAAGTCATAAGATAGATAGCCAGGATACGAACATGGTGCGGCTCTCCTCTGAGAGCCTTCCCCGTTTCGCCCGTCCAGAACTGCGGAGCAACGACGCCAAACTTACGCATCGGTCGCCTCCGTGGCGGCATCTTCCGCCATCCTCAACCCATCTTCAATTTCTTCGCGCCATTCCGTCCAGTTTCTAACTTCAGCGGCGAGCGACTTAAGCCATTCAAACTTAAACCCCTGTTCTAATAGCACGAGAATACTTTTGCGCAGGTCGATCTCGTTTGGTGTATATGTCAGCCTATTAGAAAGTATTCTTGCGACGTAACACGCCTCCCCCCATTTCTCGTTGTACCCGCCGTTCTTCGTTACTTGGCAAATACCCCCAACTTTATTGAGGGCGTGGTTCGCCGAATCTTGGACAATTTCACCATCGTCGTCGTACTTGATGTATTGGCGAACAGCTGTTGTTAATGATTGAAGTGCGAGAGATAGGCCAAAGCGTTTGATGATCTGGCCCGCCTTCTTCCGGCCGTGGTCGCTCAAGTCATAGACTCCACCCGTCAGCTTGTCCCACAGTTCCGAGTATGCGTCGACTTCTTGTTGCCCAAGATCTGCGAGACTTAGGTGCCACTGTGCCATCATCTCAATTTGCTCACGGCGGGCCTGGAGGTCGTCGAGTTGCTTTTTGCGCTTTTTTGCTACCGTGTCATCAGACAGCCTCCGCGCCCCCTTACCCCTATTACAGTCAAAGCACGACGTAATGAGGTTGCTGATGTCGTCACTTCCATCTTCGGCGCGTGGGTGGATGTGGTCTACCTCAAGGATTACGTCGGGTGCAGATTGCCCGCAATACTGGCAGGTGAATGAGTCGCGCTTAAAGACTTCAAATCGAGTTTTCTTGGAGATACTCAAGAGATTCCCCCAATACAAAAAGCCCCCGGCTGACAGAGGTGTGTGTACCCACCCGATAAACGGAAGAGTCCTCTGCGCCAGGGGCGAATTGATTGCGATGAATATATCGAATAGGTACACACGGGGTCAAGATATTTATACCCCGTGGAATCGTCAATCACAAGGTCTGCACCATATATCACATTGTCAAAATCTATCGGCATCCTTGCCAGCTCCTAGTTGCGCGGCGTCCGTGCCGCTATTCTGTTGATGATCCACTCGACAACCGGGACAGCGACGGCGTTACCGAGTTGCTTGTAGCGGTTGGTGTCTTTGTGCATTGTGGTCCAGCCGTCGGGAAATCCTTGTAATCTCTCACATTCAGTCGGGGTGAGTCGGCGGACGCCAGATTGCATTACACAGGGGAATCGTCGCTTGTCTGGCATCATCTGCCCCTTGCTGATTGCACTTACATCGAGCGTGTCGGCAACCTGTCCGCCGTCCCAATAACTTTCCACCAGATGCCCTGCTTGCGCTGCGTTGTCGTCGTTCATCGGTCCCGATGAACGAATGGTGGTGCAGACGTTGACCAGGTCAACGTCTTGTTGGTGACTATTCGCCCGCAGTGCCGCCGCCTTGTCATCGCCCTCGACGTATTTCGACCGCCCCTGTGCTTGGAAGATGTGTGGTTGCCGATTATTGTGGCTTGTGTCAAGCGTCGGTGATACGTCGTTACTTTCAGGTAGTGACTGTCCGCTAATCACACAGAACTCGGCTTCGGTTCTGTCATTGCTCGTGCGACTCGTTCCAGTGCCGCTTGAAGAGAGGGTGGGAGTGACCTTCCCCGCTTCTTGGCGCGACGGAGGATTCCACGACACGCTCTCGGACTCAAATAGTACCGGGATGCAACCGTAGTCTCCAAGACTTGCGACAACAAACACACGACGGCGTCGCTGTGCCACTCCTGCATATTGAGCGTCAAGTACCCGCCAGGATGCGTGATACCCGATGTCTTCCAGCCCTCGGAGGACGACGGCAAAGTCCCGTCCGCCGTTACTGGATAACAAGCCGGGGACGTTCTCGATGACAACCCATCGCGGATTAAGCTCCTGAATAATTCTATGGAAATGGGACCAAAGTCCGCTCCGGCTTCCAGCGAGGCCCGCACGTTTGCCGGCCACACTAAGGTCTTGGCAGGGGAATCCTCCGGTAATAATGTCAACTGGGGATAGGTTGTGGCGTCCGACTTCGGTAACATCCTTGTACCTCGTTGCGTTGGGGAAATGTTTGGCGAGTGTGGTCTGACATTTATCGTCGATCTCGACCTGCCAGAGCGTTTCGATCCCTGCGCGTTCACAGGCCAGATCGAACCCGCCGATTCCAGTGAATAGACTTCCTGCTGTCACAGCACTCCTTTGCTGTTATGCGTCCGTGCCGCTATTCGGCGTCACCATTCCGGGTCGTGATCTACGTTGCCAATGTACTCTTCGTAGCAGTACGGGCAGAGCGAATCGCCAAGCGTGGTCCAGTGGACTTCACCTGGGGCGATCACAACGTTACAGACTGTGCAGTGCATCGTTCTTTGTGCCGTCCCTCATTTTTGATTCTGGCAAGCTCTGTGAGTGTTTCATTGCGCCGTTTCGTCAGGCCATAGATATATTCACCGTATTGAGCGATACGTTGCTCAAGGTCGTCAATCTTCTCCTCACGTTCCTGCTGTGTCATGCTCATTTCTCCACCTCGCTTTCGGCAATGCGGGCGCGTACCCATGCGTCGATGGCGGGCCAGTCGGCGAGGTCTATTGCCGAGCCCATACCGGCGTCAAGTGCGTCTTGGTCCCCAATGTGGATTTGAGTATCTTGGGTGGTGTGTTGGATCATCACCCCATCAGACGTTTCAATTCCTCGTGCCCTGATTGCCATGATCTCGCTCCTTATTGCCATGATCTCGCTCCTTGAGATATTTGTTAATCGCTTCCACTTTCGCTTTCCAGTTGTCGCGTACATCGTCGTCCAGTTCTTTGCACCGTGACCGTGCGCCCGCGTAGTTCAGGTACGACAGCACCCCCTTGCGGTCACGGTTACGTAGCGCGTGGATTACCTCGTCAACAGTCGATTCGGGGCTGTTCGTGATAGCATTGTCGAACGCTGTGGGTTTCGTCGCGGTGTCGGTCACTTCGCCAACTCCCTAAATCTTGGGAATCTTGGCCAGATTGATATGGGCGTCGACTCGAACAGTAGGGCGGCGTCTTCGTCATTCATCGCGGCGCTAAACGCTTTCCACGTTGCTATGTGTCCATACACCTTCGCCACCTCCATTCGATGGTCTTGTTCGCGCTCGGCGTGTAGCGCCCCAACCAACGAACGCTCTTGACGTACATTCACTTCGCCAACTCCGCATATTCGGGGTCGTGGATGGAGCCGATGACGGTGGTTACACAGAAATCCATATTGACGTAATACTTCAACTCGACAAAGAGCACCTTACCATTTTGTCCCGTCCACGGTGCTATGAAGCCCCAACACCCGTACCGCATTTCCACTCCACCAGACACAACCGTCTTCGCGCCACTGTTGATAGACAGCTTATCGCCCTCGTAAATCTCCACGCCCTCGCTGTCTTTCAGGCCCGTGTACTGTTCGCGTGGACCATTGCCGGGGTAGGCACCAATGCCAAGTAAACCGTCATTTGAGGACACTAACCAGTGCATCCATTTGTCGTCTTCGCCGATCCACTCATACGCGACGATCTTTTTGGTGTCGATGTCGCGCACCCTGAACTTTATTTCTCGCATAAAACCTCCTTGTTACGCCGACGCGGGGGTTAGGGCTGACTCCGCCAAACGACGCTTGTACCACTCCGGTATTCCTATCACGACACCTCGGCTGATCTGCTTCCAGAAATGCCTAAACAGCAGTTCTTTGATCTCGTCTTCACATTCGTCGAGAATGTCGGCGGGGATTTCCTTGATGAGCAGGCCAATATCACGGGGGGAACCCTCAAGAACGCCGACTTCGCGCAAGTGCTGGACAGCCTTCGCCCATCGGTTTTCGTTGCAATAGACATCAACGATGTCAGCAACGATGTCCTTGTGGCTCTTATTCTGTTCGCCCCACACTTTCGCATGTTTCTCTTTGAAGGCTTCCGATACAAACTTCGCCATGAGAGCCTTCTTGTCGGCCCCGAATTGGGTATAGTTTTTTATCACGACGCCCTCAATCTTGTGCCCGCCGAGAATGCTTTCGATGTCGAGCCATGCGTTGAGATCGTCCATTGACGGCTGATGACCGAGCGTGGCGAGGGTCGGGACACATTCAAGCCCAAGATGCAGGGCTTCGTCCCGAACCTTTGCTGGAGGCAAGTAGGATTCGTGGTTGTCATTGATGTCAAACAGGATGATGTGGCCGTTCGGTACGCGGTCGTAACAAAGCGCGTTGTGCTTCCGTTTCTGGAGATACTCGCCACGATATGTCCAACCGTGAACAAGTTTTCCCTTGATAGCGTGAACCGTTTCGAGGGCGTGGGTGAACATCTGATCGGGAGCGTCGGGGTCTTGCTCTTTACCCTTACTCCGGCACTTGAGCGTACCGTTGAATATCCCAAACGAAAACTGCGACCCATCGACTTTCTCCTGCACGACAACGGGGCCGTCAAACAGATTGGCGACCGCCGCGTGTCCAAGAGCGTAGACCTTTGGGTATGTGTGCCATGACGTATCCATGTCATATCCCTTCAATTACGCCGACGCGGGCGTCAAACCCCGCGCCGACTGTTGTGGAGAGATGCCCCTAAAAGGGGAGATCATCGTAATCGTCGAAATCATTCACCTTTGCCGTCCTGGGTGACTCATTGCTGTCCCGACCGCCGAGGAACGTAAAGTCCCTGACGATTACCTCGCTGATATACTTCTTATTGCCGTCACCGTCTTCGTAACCCCGGTTGTTGATGCGGCCCTCGATGAACACCTGTGACCCCTTGTGCAAATACTGGTTGATCACTTCGGCCTGCTTGCCCCAAGCGACAATGTTGTGCCAGGTCGTATGATCCTCGTTGTTGTATCGCTCGTTTGTCGCAAGCGAGAACGAACAGACGCTCTTTCCCGATTGCGTCGTTTTCAACTGGGGGTCTTTGCCGAGATGCCCGATCAAAATCGCTTTGTTGACGCTCATACTATTCTCCTAACAGTTCCATAAGTAAGTTCTTTCTGTATCCTTCACCGTACACTCCGGCGGCGGAGAGTATCGTTTCTATGCCGCCTGCCCTGCTTCCCCCGACTGGTCATCCGGTTCCACTCGCGGGGCGTCCTTCGCCTTCTGCTGAAGATGCGCGTAGTATTCCCGCAACTGCTTGTTGCTGCACTCGGCCAAACGCTGAACGTCGTCGATGCCGAGATGCTTTTTCATGGACGCCAGACGCCGCTTGCTTGTGCCGAACCCGTCGATCTTGTTGTTGGCGAGATACGACAGCCCCGTGCGGATGCTCTCAATCGTGGCCTCTTTGGTTTCGGGGTCGTCGCGCTTAGAGCCAGTCGGCTTGACGGGCTTTTTCTCCGGTTCTGCTTCCTCTGCGCCTTTGGCCGCGCCGGGGATTTTGGTTTCTCCGCTACCGAGGGACGGGATACGCGCCCAGCCGAGGAACTGCTTGGCTTTCGTTACCCTGATATGTGTCCCATACTTGCCGTTCTCTTCGATGTGCGCCCATTGTGATGGCAAATGGTACAGGTAGCGCCCGATACCGTATTTTACGGCGGCGCGTTTGAGGGCATCCGAAACGGCGGCCTTGACCGGCTCGGTCGTTCTCGCCCCAGCGCCATCAACCTTCGTTGCCGATACTCCGTCGATGGTGATGGTTAGACTACACAGCATCCCATTCTCTCCCGCAATGGTCGTCTCTCGGTAGCAGTCCGACCAACCTTGCGGGCCAACGACAGAATCTAAACGCTCCATAATGGCGCGGCTGGCGACATACGGGGCCAACTGGCACTTTTTGCCGTCCTTCGTGACTATCATTGATCGCCACTCAAGATCGGCGTGGGCGAATTCTTCACGGAAGAGCTTCGCGGCCTCTTCCCACGTTTTCGCAATCATGGTTCTCTCCACTATTGGGTTCAGGTTTCTTTTTCGCGTTTAGCGCGGGCAATGTCTCGCTTGTATCTGAGCCATTGTCCACGCACTTCCGGGGTGACTTCGCCAGTCCCGTTGCACCACGGGCATGGAGCGTATAGGGTTGGGTCGCCGGGATATTCGTAGATGATATTATCCCGGTTCCCTTCTGCGGTACTACACGCCTGACAGATAAGCATTTTAGTGATTCTCTTCGCGTTCGATCATTTCTTCTTCGTACTGAATGTCACCGATATTCCCCGCGTTAGCCTGGTCGATCTCTTCCTGCGGCTGTCGCGGGATAGGCTTCATCATGCGCTGTGCCTCGCGCCAATGGCGGCGGTGTTTCTCCGTGGGAGTCTCGTGACGCTGCTTGAGCTTTTCGGCCAACGCCCACTGAGCGTATCGTTCGTGCATTCTGTCTAATTCAGTCATGGCTGGCCTCCTGTTCGTCGTGTTCTCGCGCGTATGCCTCAAACTCGCGTTCTTCTTTGTCAGGGAATGCCTTTATCAATTCGACGAGGCGGTTGATGGCGGCGGTTTTTGCTTCTTGGGCGGCCACAGGCCAAAAGTCTCGAAGGTCTTGGTAATCTACCAACCGCACCAGGATGTGCCCATCCCCCACGATCTTCTCGGCCAACTCGCGGGCGTGTGATTCAGTCATGCTTCCCTCCTTGCGGGTATATCGCCGCTTTCGGTTTTGTCGTCTTCCAGTACAAAGCCCTCACCGATAAAGTCACGCTCCACCATGAATCTCATGCCGCCGATTTCGACGCACCGGGGCGACGAACACGCTGGACAGGCGACCCCGCAGAGCAGCTTTGCGCCGTGGCATAGGTAGCAGGGGGTAAGTTTCATCCTGCCCACCTTGAGCAGAGGATCGTGATGGTGGAGATCGCGAACCACGCGAAGACCAGGTATGCCAACCCGCCGCAAATCGCCGTCGGCCAATGCACACCGCGCATCGACTCGCTTAGTTTCGGTATGCGGTCAGTCATCGCGCACCGCCATCTTCAACAGCCATGTATGACAGAACCGAATTGTGCCCGATGCAGAAATCGTCTATCAGTGCCATGAAGTCGTCTTCGCCATACGCCGGGGCAAGCCCCTGCATTTCTCGTAGTTGGTTTTCGGCGATCATAGCCTGCGCTCGAATGTACGCGCAGGCAGATTGCGATATTACGTATGCGAGTTTCTCAGTCATCGCGCACCGCCTCGTTGAGACGAGCCGTCAGGGACTCGCGGGATTCGGCGACATCCAGAGGGGATATTTCCTTGAAGTCGCCACGAGTGAATACGATACATTGATCCGCAAGTTCTGCGGTACAGACACAGCCGATGTCAAGAGGGTTGAGCGTTAGCTTGTGCCCTCTTCTTGTCGTCACTTCGACAAACTTCATACCGCCTCCTTGAATTGCTGCCGTTTAGCGGCCAGTTTGTCTTTCAGTTCGTGCATCGACATGACACAGATTGTCGTGCCGGTATCCAAGTCGGTTACACAATGCGCCCAGGTATCATCGGGACCGGGCTGGATGCCCTCGTATCTCGCGTGGTGTTGAGCGGTGAATGTGATTAGTCGATTCATGCTATCTCTCCACAGTTAATAGTTGACGAGAGAATGGGGCGGGGATTTTGGTAGGTGATGGAAGTTGGGCAACCCCGCCCCGTGAAGATATTTGTGCGACGACGCGCCACAAAGAAGCGCCAGTGCGTCTCTCACGCGCCCTGACTGTCGGGGGCACGACGCCGCGTGATTGTCTTTAGATACCGAGGCGGGGATTTGCACCCCGCATGACCAGACTCCCCGCCAGTTGTGTTGGATGGTCGCCTTTGCCGGTGTCTGGTCTTCCCCACACGACAGCATGCGTCTACCTATTCCGCCACTCGGTATCGTTATTTTTTCACCCCGCCGTTGCAACGACGCGTAGGGGTTTCTCCTTTCACTGTTATGTTGAAGGGGGAAATCCCACGACGGGGTGATCCGTCTATTGGATGAGCAATTTTCACCGAGCGGCGCGTGACCGCCCGGTTTGTTGAGAGACACTAACGCATCGAAAAAGGAATTTACGCAGAGAGCGGGGGCCTTCAGCGCACGGCAGCAGCCCCTCGATGTGACATTGTTAACGACCTGAATCGGGGCCGACCGCGCTTCACCACGCTTTCGCGCTCTCTCTGCTCTTATGGTAAGTGTCACATCGTAGTTGATATATATGTGACTACGTGATTTAACGCGGGTGTTGGCGATCCTATCGCAACCGTCAGCCGTTCCCTGGCAACGCGCACGTTCATTGTGCATACCCGCGATGTAGGAGTGATTTTCTAACTGATAGGGAGAATGATTGTCCGTACAAATAGGACAATGAATTGTCGTAAGTCGTTGAAAGCCGGTGCCCGGGCTCGAACCGGGGCAAG